GTCGGTGCCAACGCGCCTTCGGGCCTGGCAAGCCGACCGATCCGGTTGCTCTTGTGCGACGAGGTAGACCGCTATCCGTTCAGCGCGGGTGCGGAGGGTGACCCGGTCAATTTGGCGCGCAAGCGGACCGTGACATTCTGGAACCGCAAGATCGTGCTGGTCTCGACGCCGACGAACAAGGGGGCCAGCCGAATTGAGACAGCGTTCGAGGAAAGTGATCAGCGCCGGTTCTGGGTGCCGTGCCCGGAGTGTGGGGCGGAGCAGGTCCTAATCTGGCCACAGGTGAAGTGGGATAAAGGTGCTGACGGCAGCCACAAGCCGGACACGGCGCGGTATCATTGCGTGGACTGCGATGCAGCTTGGCGTGATGAGACCCGCTGGGCGTCGGTCTCAAAAGGGCACTGGGTGGCAGAGCAACCCTTTGCAGGCATCGCCGGGTTCCATCTCAACGAGATTTATTCGCCTTGGGTTCGGTTGGCGGCAATGGTCAAGACCTTTCTGTCGGCGCGGGCTGGCGGGGATGACATGATGAAGACCTTTATCAACACCTCCCTGGGCGAGACATGGATGGAAAGCGGTGAAGCCCCCGATTGGCAGCGCCTGCAAGGGCAGAAGGAAGAATGGAAGCCCGGCACTGTCCCTGCGGGTGGGTTGTTCCTGACGGCAGGTGCCGATGTTCAAAAGGACCGGATCGAGGTTGATGTCTGGGCCTGGGGACGCGGCCTGCAAAGCTGGCTCATTGATCACATTGTAATCGAGGGTGGTCCGGGAGACCCAGCGTGCTGGCAGAGCCTCAGTGATCTGTTGGGGCGCACATGGGCTCATCCCGGCGGCCTGCACCTCGCAATCGCGAAGCTGGCTATTGATACTGGCTATGAGACCAGCGCGGTTTACGCTTGGGCGCGGCAGGTTGGCTTTGCGCAAGTGGCCCCTGTTAAGGGTCTGGAAGGGTTTAATCGCGCCAGCCCGGTGACAGGGCCGACCTTTGTCGACGCAACCATCGGCGGCAAACGTTTGCGGCGCGGTGCGCGGCTCTGGTCAGTGGCAACCTCGACCTTCAAGGCCGAAACCTATCGCTTCTTGCGCCAGGATCGTCCGACGCCAGAAGAAATCACAGCTGGTGCTTCGTTTGCGGCGGGCACGGTGCATCTACCATCATGGGCTGACAGCGAATGGCTCAAGCAGCTCACTGCCGAGCAATTGGTAACGGTGCGCACCAAACGCGGCTTCGCCCGGCTCGAATGGCAAAAGCTGCGCGAACGCAACGAGGCGCTGGATTGCCGGGTCTACGCCCGCGCCGCTGCCTGGATTGTCGGGGCTGATCGCTGGTCAGAGGCGCGCTGGGTTGATCTGGAGGCGCAGGTGGCCGGGGACAGCAACGGTGACGGGTCACAAGACAAGCCCGCAGCCGGATCCATTCGTGCTGTGCGCAGTCCGGCGCGGCGGCGCTCGATGCCATCAAGTTACATGAGGTAAACATGCCGACAATCACCGACCTTAAAACCCGCCGTGAGGCACTGTCGGCACAGCGTTCCTCAGGCGTGGCGCGGGTCAGTTACGACGGTAAAACTGTCGATTACCGCAGCATTGCCGAAATTGACCGGGCCATTGAGGTACTGGACCGCGAGATCGCGACTGTAGAGGGGCGCAAGATTATCCGGCAAGTGCGCGTGATAACCAGCAAAGGGCTGTAATGCATGGGCTGGTTTGATGGCTTTCGCCGCCGGGGAACTGGCGGTCCAAAAGACGTGCGTGCGCGACTGGAAGGGGCAATGTCGCAGCGGCGCTTGCGGGGCTGGCAACCGCCCTTGGAGAATATCAACTCGCTGGTCGCCTCGGGCGGCCCGCGTCTACTGGCGCGGTCGCGTGAGTTGGTGGTAACCAATGGTTATGCCGCCAATGCCTGCGAGGCCTTTGCGTCGAACCTGGTGGGTGACGGGATCAAGCCGTCGTCGCTGATCGAGGATCCGGCTCTGCGTGATCAGGTGCAGCGGCTCTGGCTTGCCTGGACCGATGAGGCGGATGCTGACGGTCTGACCGACTTCTATGGGTTGCAGGCGATGGTGGCGCGCGAGATGTTCGTTGCAGGCGAATGCTTTGTGCGGATGCGCCCGCGACGGTCCGAGGATGGCCTGCTGGTGCCTATCCAGCTGCAGCTTTTGCAGTCTGAGATGCTGCCCTTTGAGAAGACCGAGACCGCCGCCAATGGCAACCCAATCCGCTGTGGAATTGAGTTTGATCTGATCGGGCGGCGTGTGGCGTATCACTTCCGGCGCCGTCACCCCGGCGACAGCACGGACCAGACCATGCCAGTGCCGCTGACGACCCGGGTGCCAGCCGAGGACGTACTGCACATCTACCGCCCCATTGACGCAGGGCAAATCCGAGGGTTGCCGCATATGGCGCCTGCCATGGTGCGGCTGTTTTTGCTCGACCAATATGATGACGCCGAACTGGACCGCAAGAAGACGGCTGCGATGTTCGCGGGCTTCATCACAAAGACAGCACCCGAAGAGCAGCTGATGGGCGAGATTGAGGCGACCGATGACAGCGGCGCTACGGTCAGTCTGGAGCCTGGCACGCTGCAGGTGCTGCTTCCGGGGGAGGACGTGAAGTTCTCCAGCCCCGCCGATGTTGGTGGCGGCTATGAGGCGTTTCAATACCGGACACTGCTATCGGTCTCAGCGTCCTTGGGCCTGCCGTATCACTTGGTCACGGGCGATGTGCGCCAAGCGAACTATTCCAGCCTTCGCGCTGAATTGGTCGAGTTCCGCCGAAGGGTCGAACAGCTGCAGCACGGTGTTGTCGCGCATCAGCTTTGTCGCAGGGTTTGGGCCCGCTGGTTAGAGACGGCGGTGCTGTCGGGCGCCTTGGACTTGCCAGACTATGCAGGCTCGCCTGCGCGGTACCGCGCGGTGAATTGGATCCCGCCACGCTGGGATTGGGTCGATCCGCTGAAAGACATTCAGGCGCAGGTTCTGGCGATGGAGGCAGGGATTGTCTCGCGCCGCAAGGTTGTCGAGGCGACGGGCTACGACGTCGAGGAAATAGACCGCGAAAACGCAGCCGACGCGGCGCGCGTTGCAGCATTGGGTCTGCAGTACCGCACCAGCCCTGGCGAGACGCAGGGCGCGCGGGCCACGCCCGCCACCCGTCCGGACCCGGGCAAGGGCAATGGTGATGACAGCGGCAATGACGGGGACGATGGCGCAACGGCGTCCGATCCCGCCACACAACAGGAGTAACATCATGAATAGCTGGTACACGATCCGGGCCCGGGTGACCGGCGCGGAGGTGCTGATCTACGACGAAATCGGAGCCTATGGCGTCTCAGCCAAGGGGTTTCTGGCGGAGCTGGGCGCGCTGCCGGATACCACACCGCTGGCCTTGCGGATCAACAGCCCGGGCGGCTCGGTGTTTGACGCGGTGGCGATCTATAATGCGCTGAAGCGTCATACCGGCACCGTCACGGTCTGGATAGACGGCATTGCGGCTTCAGCTGCCAGCTACATCGCCATGGCAGGTGACGAGATCATCATGCCCGAGAACGCTTTTCTGATGATCCATGATCCTTCTGGCCTTGTCATGGGCACGGCCACTGACATGCGCGAGATGGCCGAAACACTGGACAAGATCGCGGGCAGCATGACCCGGGGCTATGCCGCCAAATCTGGCAAGCCCGAGATTGAAATTGCAGCGCTGATGGCCGCTGAGACGTGGTTCGATGCACAGGATGCGTTGGATCTGGGACTGGCCACGCGCATGGCAGAGCCAGTCCGTATTGCCGCCAGCTTCGACATCGGGCGTTTTCGCAATGCACCGCCAGTGCTTGTTGAGGCCGTCGAGGCGGCAGAGGCTGGAGCGGGTGAAACTGTTGATAGTCACGACGGTATTCAGATCAGCGATCCGCTGTCGCGTGAGGCCGGTTCCACCGTTACGGACTCCAATAAGAGCGTCGAAGCTGCCGAGGCTGACCTTGAAGCAGATCCAGACGCGGAACCCGCGCCCGATCCAGAAACTCTTGCGGCTGACAAGACTTTTGATCTGGGTCCAGACCCAGTTCCCCTCTCGGATGGACGGAGCACTGTTGGAGTTGCCAACACTGCTCCCGACGCCAGCGCCATCCGCGCAGAAGCCATCGCGCATGCGCGCGCTGTGATTGATCTCTGCAGCCTCGCTGGTCAGCCGAAAATGGCGGGGAGGTTTTTGGAAGCGGGCAGGGGCCTTGAGGACATTCGCGCAGCCCTTCTGGCCGTCAAGGTAGATACCGATCCTGATATCAGCAGCGCCCATGCCCAACCGGGCTTGGCAAATTCCACTCACCCCTGGGGCGATGTCATCGCCCGCACCTTCAAGTTGAAAGGATAAATTTGCATGACCACGCTCACCGAAGGACCACATCCAGGCGGCTTCCTCGTCTGGGAAGTGCTGCGGGATTATACCCGTGAGACCATCACTGTCGTCTCTAGCGCGGGCAAACTTGCCCCCGGCACAGTGCTCGGCAAAATCACCACGGGTGGTAAATACACTGGCCTCGCACCTGCAGCTACAAATGGCAGCCAAAACGCGGCAGGCATCCTCTGGGCTGCGATTGATGCCACGGACGCCGACGCGGCCAGCGTGGTGATCTTGCGCGGCCCTGCCATCGTGAACCGCTCTGAGATCATCCTGCCCGAGGCCGCCACTGAGGCGCAGATCACTGCTGCCATCACGGCATTGGCAGCCCTTGGCATCATTTTGCGCTGAGCGATCGGCGCAGACCCATCATCCCCACCTGAATAGGAGGTCGGCTCATGGCCACCATGGACATCTTTGAAGGCGACGCCTTCAGCATTATCGAACTGACCCGCGCACTCGAAAACATCCCCTTCAAGCCCGCGATCCTCTCGGGCGCGGCGCTGTTCGGCAGCCGCGGCGTGCGCAGCCGCACGGTGATGATCGAGAGCCGCGACGGCACATTGCAGCTGATCCCGTTCTCCGAACGCGGCTCGGCTTTCGAGAGCCAGATCCCCGAGCGGCGCGACATGCGTGCCTTTGTTGTGCGCCAGTTCAAAAAGCAGGATGTGCTTTGGGCCTCGGAAATCCAAGGCATCCGCGATTTTGGCTCGGAAACCGCTGTGCAGC